CTGGATTAGGTAATGGAAAGTTTGAAAAACATGTTGACTTTGAAGCTAGTTTCGAAGATACTAGTATGGCTAAGAACAATATGAACTATATCGATTACTTAGTAGACAGATATAACAAAACAGAAAGAATATGAAATATAGATTTAACGAAGACAAAATCCTTAACGAGATAAGCAGATACATTGCGAGCACATATAAGTCTCATTATGTAAATGAAAAAGCTGGTACTAAGGATGAAGAGATTCAAACTATAGATGTTTGGAAACAGATGGGTCAAGTCGAAGAGGCCTGTCATACTAATATTATTAAGTATGCTATGAGATATGGTAAGAAAGATGGTTACAATAAGAAAGACCTTATGAAGATCATTCACTATACTATATTGTTATGGCACTTCACACAGGAAGAAAACAAATGAGTATGAGGCATATACTATCAAAGTTCGTTGCAGACGATGAACTATTGACTAACGTACAAGAAGGAGATAGCCAACCTAATGCTGTCGACTTGAGAGTAGGTAAGATATTTAGATTGAATACATCTACATTTGAGATTACCGAAAACGAAAAGAAACATAGAGGGTCATGGGAAGTGAAACCATCTGATGATGGATTCTTTCATTTAGAACCAGGCACTTATGAAATCCTAATGGAGAACATTGTAAAGATTCCAGAAGGGTATGCAGGATGGGTGATCACTAGATCGACCCTTAACAGAAACGGTCTCTTCATTACTAGTGGTCTATACGATTCAGGCTACCATGGAGTAATGGCTGGTGCACTTCACGTCGAAGGTGGCCCAGCTAAGATTGAGAAAGGTACAAGAGTAGCACAGTTCTTAATGTTTGAAGCAGAGACACTATCAATGTATGATGGTGTTTATGGAATCGGCAAGGAGCACGATAAAAAGTATGGAAATTAATATCCCAATTGAAGAGTTACAGAAGAGAAGTTTGATGGTATGTACACCTATGTATGGTGGACAATGTGCAGGTATGTTTACAAAGTCATGTAATGACTTAGCAGCATTATGTATGCACTACAAGATTCCATTGAAGTTCTATTATCTGTTTAACGAGTCTCTTATTACAAGAGCAAGAAACTATTGTTGCGATGAGTTCTTACGATCTGATTGCACACATATGATCTTTATTGATAGTGACATATCATTTAACCCTAATGATATCATTACTATGTTAGCAATGCAAGATCACGAAGACCCAGACAACGAATATGATATTCTTTGTGGACCATATCCTAAGAAATGTATTTCATGGGAAAAGATTACTCATGCTGTAAACCAAGGTGTTGCAGATGAGAACCCTGAGATATTATCTAAGTTTGTTGGTGACTATGTATTTAATCCTGTTGCAGGTGGTAACGAGATTAAGATTGCAGAACCAGCAGAAGTATTAGAAGGTGGTACTGGATTCATGATGTTTAAGAAAAAAACATTAGAGAAGTTTGCAAAAGCATATCCTAACATGATGTATAAACCAGACCATGTTAGAACAGCACACTTCGATGGTAAAAGAGAGATCATGGCATTCTTTGATGCAGTGATTGATGATAAGCAACTTAACATTAAGAAAGAGTTAGAGTTGTTCTATAAAGAAAAGAAAGGCAAGCCTACTAAGAAGGAAGTGCTTGACTTTGTGACAGATAAAACTAATGGACTAGATAGAGAATATTCAAATAGGTATCTATCAGAAGACTATATGTTCTGTCAATGGGCTAGACATATTGGAATCAAAGTATGGCTATGTCCTTGGATGGAACTACAGCATATGGGTTCATTCGTATTTGGGGGATCGCTAAAAGACTTAGGCTCTATTGGAGCTCCTGCTACAGCTGATCCAAGTAAAGTTGGTAAAAATAAGAATATGTAATTATGAAATTAAGTGAAAGTACAATCAATATACTAAAGTCATTTGCAGTAATCAATACTGGAATAGAGTTTAAACCTGGCAATGTCTTACAAACTATCTCACCGCAGAAGTCTATTATGGCTAAAGCAGAGATAGAAGATACGCTACCCGCTCATGGTTGTTTTTATGAGTTAAATAGATTCCTTGGAGTCTTAAGTTTATTTGATCAACCACAACTAGACTTTAACGAGAAGTATGTTACTATTAGAGAT